GAAGCCGCACCCGCTCCTGTTGCTGAAACTGTAACAGCAGAAGCACCTGCTAGTGACTCCAGCAAACGTGCTGAAGACATACTAGCAATGATTAGAAATCGCAGTAAGTAAATTACTATTTCTAATAGTACTTGTGTTAAATATGTTGGGGTTACCTTTTGCCCCAACATATTACCTTTTATAGCATATGAATCCAATTAAATCTATTACATTCGGCCTTGACCCCTCAGCACCTCCTGCTTTTCTATTAGATTGGGAATTAACTAAGAAATGCAATTTAGATTGTTCCTATTGTGCTATAGGTGAATTTGGTGGACACGATAACAGTACACAGCATCCACCGCTAGAAGAGTGCGTGAAGTCTATTGACTTTATGTACGAGTACGTAGACTTGTACATGCAGTATCGGAAAGAAAGCAATAGAAAAGTTGTGCTGAATGTATACGGCGGCGAAAGCCTAGTACACCCAGACATACTTAAAATCCTAGAATTAGTAAAACAGAAATATCAACAGTATAAAGATCGTTGGGAACTTACAATTACATGTACTACAAATGGTATTGTTGGTACCAGGATGTGGAGTAAAATTATTCCCTACATTGACGAGTTTATTGTAAGTTATCATCCTGAGAACATACCCAAGCAAAAAGAGCAGTACAAGAAAAACATACTGCAACTGAAAAAGATAAACAAAAGTTTCAAGTGTGTGATGCTGATGCACAATGATAAAGAAATGTTTGATGATGTAGAACGTATGGTACAGTATTGCAAGGACAATGGCCTACCATTCTTTCTCAAACGACTAGACAACACAGAAGAACAATGGGCTTACACTGGCAAGCAGTTTGAAAAAATACAAGCAAACTTCACAGGCAACGAAGTTGACGGATCTGACGAAAAAGTATTAAGTATAGCAAAAGGTAGGGCTTGCTGTGGCGGCCGTAAGATGTGTGTAAATGGAAACTATAAGGAAAACTTGTTGTATATAAACAAGCAAGGATTCAAAGGTTGGAACTGTAGTGTTAATTGGTACTTTTTGTTTCTAAGACAGTATAACGGTAAAGTTTATTCCAGCACAAAAGATTGTTTAACAAATGTAACCACTAACCGTGTTGAGCCGTTGGGTAATATTGATAATTACCAAGTAATGCTAGATACACTTAGAACACAACTAGAAACAAAAACCATGCCAGTAATTAAATGTGTAAAGGATATTTGTGTTTGTGGATACTGTGCACCAAAAGCTACTACAGAGTCTGACCTAAACGAACTTTTAAAATATAGAATAGACATTGATGTATTAAACTATGCTAAGTCAGATTGATACAATATTATTTCCGGACTCCTGCGAGGTATTAGAAGTTGCTCCTCGACGATTTGTGTATCCTATACACAAAAACGGATCGACTAGTTTACACAACTCTGGATTTAGGAAACTAGAACTAGAAGAAATAAAACAACTGGACATAATTGAAGTATTTGTTCGTGATCCTGTTGAACGTTACGTAAGTGGCGTAACCAAGTTTGTTGAAGACACTCAATTGGATGACTATACAGTTTTGCATTTTGTTGAAAACTATCTGTTTCTCAACAATCACTATGCTCCACAGTTCTACTGGCTACTTAATTTACAGCGTTTTACTGATGCTAAACTTATATTACGTCCACTAGATCAACTAAACACCATTACCAAATTACATCATAATGTAAGCAATAAGAATAAGTTAGTAAGTGTAAGCGATAAAGTTGAATTTTATCTACAGTTGGATCAAGTTCTAGTAGGTGAACTGCTAGGACGTATGGTTACGTTTAAACAGATAGTGCAAACAGTAAAGCATCGTTATCCACAAGTATACAAAGAAGTTGTACAGAGATCAAAAGATTTATGCAGTGTCCTCGATTAGAACATTTTGTTAGATTCAACCCAGGCGGTACTGTAAGCCGTTGTGGGCACATGGTGGATCCACCAAAGTTTACCAGTCTTGAAGAAATGGAACACAGCGACTGGATGTATCGTATTCACATGAATGAGGACTGGCCTGCAGAATGTATACGATGTCGTGATACTGAAAGTGTCAACGGTAAAAGCATTAGACAAAATGCTATAGAATTTGACAAACAACAAACCAAACATGATTATCTCACAGTAGGCGGCATACTAGACAACGTATGCAACAGTGCATGCTTTAGTTGTGATGCATCCTACAGCACAAAGATTGGCAGTTTAACCAACAAGATATATCCTGTAGTAGACAACAGCAACGCATACTGGAACTTACCACTTGAGCGTGTTGTACACTTGGATATTAACGGTGGCGAACCAAGTGCAAGTAAAAATTACAAACGGATACTGCAAAACTTACCACCTAACCTAAAGTCGTTACGTCTTAATACCAATTGCAGTTTGGTAATTGAAGAACTTGAAGATATTGTAGCAAGTGGCGTAGATGTTACCGTAACAGCAAGTTTAGATGGCATAGGTGATGTGCATGATTATGTACGCTGGCCAATCAAATGGGATAAGTTTTATAGTAACCTGATGATATACAAGGACATGAATGTAAAACTCAACACTTGGACAACAGTTAGCGCACTAAACATTAGAGATTTCAAGAACATTATCAAGTTTGTAAAGCAGAACAAGTTGGATCACAGTTATGCATTTTTGGAAAAGCCAGATGTGCTGAGTGTTAAGTATAGGAACAAGTTTACCAGTGCATGCGCTGGGCAGTTTGATCTTGTTGCTACAGAACGAAACAATGATTTAGAACTGGATATATTTTTACAAGAACAGGATAACATAAGAGGTATCGATGAAGCCTTTCGTTGAAGTCAAAGCAGACGTTACAGATATTGCAAACGAAATAATCGACTATATATCTGCAGACGACAGCATTAGTCTGTACAACGGTAGCCCTTGGAAGTTTTTAAACACACGCAATTTGTTTGCTAGTAGTCCTGCACTGCTTGACTTTTTTAAACAACACAAGTTATTAGTTAAAGACAGTGCTATAACATATATAACAGATACCAACGATTTGCCTATGCATGTAGATGAAAAGCCCGTTGTGGCCAAGATGAACTTTCCTGTGTTAAACACCCGAGGGTGGACAAACAAATGGTTTACGGTGGATAATCTAGAAAACTACCCAAAGATTAAAAATCAATTTGGCAGTGAAGTATACGATTTATCCACAACAACAGGAGAGTTATTAGCAGAGTATCGTGACATGCCCTATCCTATAGTGTTTAACAGCAGTATTGCTCATAGTGTTGAACAGTACTCCGACAATGCAAAGATACCAAGGATTGTAGCAAGTTTTACATTTCACAAGGAGCCAATTGAATGGCTAGAATAGCAATAACAGGACACAGTGCTGGCATTGGTCAAGCATTTGCAAAAATTTACAAAGAACAAGGACATGAAGTTGTTGGACTTAGTCGTCGTGATGGCAATAACATTAGAAACACAATGAAAATGTTAAAATATATAGAGCCGTGTGACTTGTTTATTAATAATGCACAAGCTGGGTTTGCACAAACGGAACTATTGTTTGCTGTGTTTGAAGCATGGCAAGGTAAACTACACAAGAAGATCGTTAATATCGGTACACTTATGACAAGTGAACCAGTTAGTTGTTTGCCTGGATTTGACATGTTAAAGTATCACGTGGAAAAAACAACACTAGAAGAAGCCATCCGTCAACTACGTGGACTGCACACTCTACCTAAACTTTGCTTGGTTAAACCAGGAAAGGTAAACACACAGGGAGACAGTGGTGTGAACCCTGATGCATGGGCTAAACGTATTGTTGACATATTAGACTCGGGCACTGACATGCAAGTAGAAGAAATAGCAATTGGAGAATATTGGGTATGGAACCCAAAGATTACTTAACTAATCGTAACTTTTGTCCTATCCCATGGACTGGGTTAATGTATAACTTTGACGGTAATGTTAAAACCTGTATTAGATCCAGTGCGCCCATTGGCAATATACGTGAACAAGATATAGAGCAAATATTAAACGGTGAAAACAACCAAGCAACACGGATCAAAATGTTAAACAATGAGCCGGGTGAACGCTGTGATCCTTGTTATGAACTAGAGCAAGGGGGAAATAAGTTTGATATTATCAGTGATAGAGTTTTTTACCTGCGTGAACTCAAGCAGGTGCCACTAGACACGTACGATAAGGTAGATGCGCATAGATTAGAAAAAATAGATGTGCGTTGGACCAATCTCTGCAACTTTAGTTGTGTATATTGCAACGCAGATTTCAGCAGTCAATGGGCAAACGAGTTGGGCGTTAAAATAGACACACCCAACAAACAACAACGAGATGACTTCAAAGCATATATCTTCAAACATGTAGATACACTAAAACATGTATACATGGCTGGCGGCGAGCCCTTGTTAATGAAGGAAAACGAAGAACTACTAGAAAAACTGTTATTAGTCAATCCAGATGTTAACTTGCGCATCAACACCAATTTAAGCCACACAAATACTCGTGTGTTTGATTTGGCGTGTAAGTTTAAGAATGTACACTGGACAGTTAGTGCAGAAACAATGGGGGACGAGTATGACTATATACGACATGGGGGACAATGGGCAACATTCTGTAAGAACCTAAGAAAAATAAAAGATTTGGATCATAAAATTACATTCAACATGTTGTATTTTGTACTTAATCCATTCAGTGTGTTTAAGTTTGTGGACAAGTTTATGAACGATTGGAACTTTCACCCAAACGCTTTTGTAATTGGCCCATTATTGTTTCCTGAGTATCTAAATATTAGACATTTGCCAGATAAGATGTTACAATTAGTCAAGCAACAGTTAGAAGAACGCATCGCAGAACATCCAGGATTTTTGTTGGAAAACAGTTATCAAAATTTGCTAAAGTATATACAACAACCGTTCAAAAAGAATTTAACAGAAACATTTAAGCAGTTAGCAGTAATGGACGCCAGACGTGGCGTTGATAGTAGTAAAATATTCATAGATCTATATAAGGAAAAATAAACATGGCAAAACCATTTGATGTAAGTAAATTTCGTAAGGGACTAACCAAAAGCATTGATGGAGTTAGTTTTGGTTTTAGTGATCCAACAGACTGGATCAGTACTGGCAACTATGCACTAAACTATCTTATTAGTGGTGACTTTAACAAAGGTATTCCACTAGGTAAAGTAACAGTGTTTGCGGGAGAATCAGGTGCAGGCAAGAGTTATATATGTTCGGGTAACATTATCAAAGCCGCACAGGACCAAGGTATTTTTGTTATCTTGATTGATTCAGAAAATGCGCTTGATGAGGCTTGGCTAAAAGCATTACAGGTCGATACCAGTTCAGAGAAACTGTTAAAACTTAACATGGCTATGATTGATCATGTTGCTAAAACTGTTAGCGATTTTATGATAGAGTACAAAACACTAGCAGAAGAAGACAGACCCAAGGTGTTGTTTGTGATTGACAGTTTAGGTATGTTGCTAACACCCACTGACGTTGATCAGTTTAACAAAGGCGACATGAAAGGTGACATGGGACGTAAGCCTAAAGCACTTACTTCGCTTGTGCGTAACACAGTTAACATGATTGGCTCGCTTAACGTGGGACTTGTAGCAACTAACCATACGTATGCAAGCCAAGACATGTTTGATCCAGATGATAAGATATCAGGTGGACAAGGCTTTATCTATGCAAGCAGTATTGTTGTTGCTATGAAGAAGATGAAACTGAAAGAAGATGAAGCAGGCAACAAGATATCAGAAGTAAAAGGTATTAGAGCAGGTTGTAAAGTAATGAAGACTCGTTACGCAAAACCGTTTGAAAGTGTACAGGTTAAGATTCCTTATGAAACAGGAATGAATCCATACAGTGGTTTAGTTGACTTGTGCGAAAAGAAAGACTTGTTGATAAAAGAAGGTAATAGACTTAAATACACAACATCAACAGGTGATGAAATCAAACAATTCCGCAAGGAGTGGGAACGCAATGAAAGCGGTTGTTTAGATATAATTATGAACGATTGGGGGAACACAGCCGAAGGAACACTCCCGGAAATCGTAAGTGAGCCTGACATTGATAATTTAGGAGATGAGTAATGTCGATTGATGTAGATGTTTTAGTAGAAGCATATACTATACTGAAACAATATATTCCAGCTAAAGAACGGCAAGAAGCCGCAGATAATCTAGTAAGTATGTTAACTGATGCAGTAAACGAAGCAGAATTGAAAGAATTTGGTATGGCTGACAGTTATGCAAAACATGCAGTGCAAGAATATTCTATAGACGACGATGAAGACAACGATTATTACGAAGAATAATGTGGTATAATAAAGTTGTAGCAGATCTTGGTAGGATACCAGACTTTATCCGTCACTATGAGAAAGAACTGGACGAGGCCAAGAAGGAAACCTATATCAATGGTAGCCTTGAACGTGCCGCGGCAAACCTGCCTGGCATAACAGAGCACCGTTTTAATCAATTGCAAGAAATCGAAGCAGTGCTGAACTTTTTGAATATTGAACTGCGCAAGATACGCAGAACATATTTTCAAAAATACTTAGAAGGATATCAGCGAGCATTGAGCAGTCGTGATGCAGAAAAGTATGTAGATGGTGAAGATGATGTTATACACTTTGAAACATTTATTAACGAAGTAGCACTATTGCGGAACAAATGGTTAGGGCTAATGAAAGGCCTCGAAAGCAAAAACTTCATGATAGGTCATGTGGTTAGATTGCGCACAGCAGGAATGGAAGATGTACAACTATGATAACATTTAAGAATGAATTTGAGTCACACGAACACAGTTTACAAACACTGGATCAACTATACGAGTACGATAGTTTCTTGGATAGCCTTACTACCATAGCAGATTTTGGATGCGGCACAGGTAGAGATGTGCAGTGGTGGGCTAACTTGATGACACGTGATGATCCACCAAGACCACGCAACTACAAAGTTTATGCTTGCGACCATGCTGTTGATAAGTTGTTGGATGCTGAAGTACGTGAATATGCAAATGTACATCCAGCAAACATTGATCTGGACTCAGACGATCCACCTCTAAGTGTTGACGTAGACTTTATTTGGAGTCATAATACGTTTCAGTACATGACCAATCCTATGCGCACACTAGGTGCTTGGAGCCGTCAGTTGGTTGAGAATGGTATGTTAATGATGATATTCCCTCAGTCGACCTATACAAAATACGGACATGAAGAAGTAATATACAGTACTTCGCAAATGTACTACAATCACAATCTAATACACATGATTTACATGTTAGCAGTAAATGGATTTGACTGCAAAGATGCATACATGAAAAAAGAATTAGACGATCCGTGGATACATGTAGCAGTGTACAAGTCACATGAGCCTATGAACCCAAAAACAACAACTTGGTTTGATCTTGCTGATAAGGATTTAATAAACAAAACTTTTGTGGAATGCTTGAACAAGCATGGATATATCAGACAGGACAAGATACTAACACAATGGATCGACAAAGGTCTGTATTTTAATAACGAACGATGAACAAAGTTGTATTGGTTACAGGCGGCTTTGACCCTTTGCACTCAGGACATATTGCTTACTTTCGTGCCGCAAAAGAACTAGGCGACTACTTGGTAGTGGGTATAAATTCAGATGCCTGGTTAGAACGCAAAAAAGACCGTGCGTTTATGAATTGGAATGAACGTGCTACCATTGTAAAGAATTTAGAAATGGTAGACTATGTTATTGAATTTGACGATGCTGACGGCAGTGCAAGAGACGCTATACAAACAGTAAAACAAACTTGGGCAGGACACGAAATTGTTGTTGCCAATGGGGGCGATCGTACCGCACAGAACATTCCGGAAACAGGCATTAACGGTGTCACGTACGAATGGGGTGTAGGCGGCACATACAAAATGAATAGTAGCAGTAACCTACTCACAGACTGGACAGCGTTCTGGGAAAAAACAGACAATAGAACAGATCGCCCTTGGGGTCATTATGATGTGTTGTATAGTGTACCCGGAACCAAAGTAAAAACACTCACAATAGAACCAGGACAAAGTCTAAGTCAACAACGCCATCATAAGCGCACAGAGTTATGGTTAATAACACAAGGACGTTGCTGTGTAGGCAATGTTGAACTGAACACACATGATTACTATAAAATAAATCCAGGCGTGTGGCATCAGTTGCGCAACCCGTACGATGACCCTTGCACACTAGTTGAAGTACAGTATGGCAGGGACTGCGTTGAAGAAGACATAGAACGGTACTAAATACACTATTATGCGAGCAAAAGAATTTATTATCGAAGCAAAAGGTATGTTTGGTCGTAACCAAGGTGATCCTTTTGTACACACAAACGGAGAAACAGCAGAATTCGTAGACGTTGGTGCTTTTCCTGATTTACAAACACAAGGAAAACAGTACGACAGTCCTGAATCACGAGATATCAGCATCTCTAATATTGAAAAAGAATATAACACAGTTATACAATGGGTTAATGCGCCTAACGCTACTAGTTTAGCATTTGCAGTTGCAAGAGTGCAAACTTCAGACGGCAAGGTTCTATTGTGGGGCAGGTACTTTAAACAAGTATCGCCAGACATGATGGGTAAATGGAGCAACAAAGAAGTCCCTGCAGGCTGGTCATTACAAACCAAAGGTGCAAAAAAAGTTGCTAGTGGATTGGATCCACAAACACTTATTGGGTCAGAACAAAAGTTCAAAGGTCCTGTACCAGTGATCCAACAAGTTGCTAGATCAGGCGACGAAGTTTTAACAAATGCACTGGAGCAAACAGCACAAGGCAAACTTGCTGTATTCCCAGGAATGGCAGATCAATTAGAAACCATTAGAGACTACTTTGGTGAGATAATGGGACCTGTTGCTATGATGGGCGGTATAGTTGGCGGCCAAGCAGATGAAGCAAAAGTTGCGTTAGCAGGCGGAACAGACTGGTCGAACATGCCAATCTATTGGCCACAAAGTAAAAATCATAATCTAGTAGACAGCGTATTTGTAGCACCAGACGGTGTAGAGATTGGTGTAAGTAGCAAAGGTGGCAAAGGTGCTGCCGCAAGTGTAAAGAACTTGTACGACAGTATACAGAAAAACAAAGATAACGCAGAGCTTATGCGTACAGTAGAATATGCTAGAAAAATAGTTACCGCCATTGCAGAAAACACAGCAATGCAAGGACCGTTTGTGCTAGGAGAAATGTTAGGTATAAGTACTCCTGCACTGCGTGACGAAGTAAACAGTTGTTTGGAATCAGGTAAACGTGATTTTGAAGGACTAAGCGAAGAAGCAACAAAGTTTGCAAGAACAATCAAGTCTGACCCGAACAAGCCTGGTTTTAACACAGGATATGCTATACTAGCAGGATTAGCAAAAGCAGTAGCAGGCGTTGTGAACAGCAATCCGGAATTCACAAAAGGTGCGTTAGCACTCCTAAACACAGCCAGCATTGTTCAACTATATACAAAAGTTGGTAAGAAAGGCGATACTGTTGCAGTTACATCATACGAAGCAGTTTATCCGCCTAACTTTAAAGGCACTATACTATTAGATAACGGTAAAACATATTACGGCGGAGTTCCTAAAGGTAAGTTCGCTTTTAAATTCAATTAATTTTATGAAAACAATGCCCACACTGGAAATTACAACCATGATTGGTTGTCCATTAATGTGTAATTTCTGCCCCCAAGAAAATCTTAGAACCAAGTACGGTGAAGATACCAAGTACATGAGCTTGGATACGTTCAAGACAGCAGTTGATAAAGTACCCCCTGACACACGCATAGACTTTAGCGGAATGGCTGAAGCCTGGGTGAATCCAGAAGCAACCAACATGTTGCGCTATGCATTAGAGTCCGATCATCGTGTTGCTATATACACCACACTGTATAACTGGACAATAGACACTGCCAACGAAGTATTAGGTCTGTTAACCACACACAAATCTTTAGTGGACACTTTTAGCATACACTTTCCAGATGAGTACGGCAACATGAAAGGCTGGAAATACAGCAAAGAGTGGGAAGATGTATATCATATTATGACAGGTGGTGTACAGGGTGCAGGCATTAAACTAGAAGCAATGACCATGAGCGACCATGGTAAAATACATCAAGATCTACAACACCTGGGCGTACAGTTGTACAATTGGTTCGGGCACGATCGTGCAGGCAGTTTAAACAAACAGCAAGTAGAGACAGATCAAGAAATCAAGTTTGTTGAACGACACGAAAAACCTGTACGCTGTAGTAAAACAATCAACTACGACCAATGGGTATTGCAACCAAACGGTGATGTAGTAATATGTTGTATGGATTATGATTTAAAGCATGTGATTGGAAACCTAAACAGAGACAGTTATTTTGATCTGTTTACTGGCCCTGGTATGATCAATTTACTAAGAGAAAATACAAAAACTTGTTTCTCAGACAAGAGCTTGTGCAAGAGTTGCACAGACGCATTACCGGACAAACTTACCTATCTAGTTGACATAGTATAAGCAATCGCTTATAATAGTGTTATGACTGAAAAAGAACGAGAAATCTTAGGTATTACCCAAGAAGAATGTGCTGAAGTTATTCAAGCAATCAGCAAGTGTGTGCGCTTTGGCATAGACAATAGTCACAAGTCTGGTGCTACACAACGTGAAAATTTAAGTATGGAAGTTGGCGATTTGGTATGCATGATTGGGCTAATGATAGAAGCCGGGTTAGTTAAAGAAGAAGATATAAATCGTGCTAAAGACGAAAAGATTGAAAAACTAAAAGTTTACAGTAATATTTTTAAATGATCACACGTATAATGATGATTGGACCGGGGCGTTTAAACGATGCCTGTTGCGCACTAAGTTTTGATGAGTTCTTATCTCCAGTGATAGACCAAACTGTTATTGTTAGTCCACTAAGCAGTGATAATATCCAAACAACGTTTAGTCAGTTTCCTCATATCGATCAGAGCAAATTGATATTTAAAAAAGACAGTGAATTTGATTTACCTGGTTGGGATGACAACTGGTACAAACAACAAGGGTTAAAGTTCAGTCTATTGGATAGTTTAGACTCGGACATTGTAATACAGGATTGTGATGTATTTTATATTAAACCGTGGCAGTACATGCAGAATGGACATCCTGTATTTAGAACAGAAGATGTATGGAACGATCATCATGCGGTATACGAACAAGCAGTTAAGCAATTGATCGGTGCAGGCCGTATTAGCAACGAAAGTTACGTAACAGAGTTTATGCCCTATCTCAAGCAAGACTGGATTGAACTTAAACAGAAACTAGGCGGCGACTGGAAAACAGCAATTGAAAGTGTTGCACCGTTTGATAACACTAAATGGTTAAGTGAATATGAACTGTTGGGAATTTACAAGAGTGTGTTTGATCCGGATAACTATCATTATATCAAAGATCAAATGCCAATATTTCAGCATATAGAACAACTAGAAACACTTGATTGGTCCAATGCCAATGTAGTAAAGTTTAAAGCAAGACCCCTCAAAGGAATGAGGGAACAAGATGCACACAGAATAATAGATTATTTTAAGAGGATAACAGCATGACATTTTTAGTAACAGAAGCCTGCGTAAAATGCAAATATACAGATTGTGTAAACGTCTGTCCAGTGGATTGTTTTTATGAAGGTCCAAACTTTTTAGTAATTAATCCAGATGAGTGCATTGATTGTGCAGTATGTGTTCCAGAATGTCCTGTAGATGCAATTGTTGCTGATAACGAGCTAGAGACTAAAGACTTTGATTACTGGCTACAAAAAAACAAAGAGCTTGCTGAAAAATGGCCTGTTATAACTAAATCTAAAGATCCGCTTCCGGAAGCAGAAGAATACAAAGATATAGAGGATAAGAAAGATTTACTAGAAGAGTAAATGGCCAAGAAGAAAAACAGCAACGAGGCCAAAGGAAGGTACAGTTACGACTCGGAGTTGGGTGGTAGTTTAGTTACCTTCCTTAATAAAAGTGTAACTCCTTATCCCACAGACGTAAGCAGTCCCAAGTTTGAACTAGTTAAAGTAAAAGAACAAAAGGACTTGATGCTGAATGTTGCTCGCATGCATGCAGAGCAAGAGTATAAGCGCATAATGGATCTTGTTGCTGTACTGCAAGGGCAAGCAGAAGAAATAAAACGTAGACTATATGTTACAGATGCAGTACATGCCGCTCACTATGAGTTCCAACTATACCCTGGGCAGATTTATCATTTGGTTTGGGATAATCTTAAAGAAAGAACTATACTAGAAGTAATGTCAGCAGAAGACTGGAGTAGTGGTCCACCAGACAACTACGAGTATCTTGCTAGAGTTAAATGGTTGGGTGATTTTACTTGGATTGAAGTTGATGATAAAGGAAATTTAAAAGGCTCTACCATACAAACTTCTGGCGATAGTGATCAACAATCTGACTCAGCTGAAGATTAAAGTCTGCATTAGCATCCCAACCTAGCTTTCTTAGTTTAGCATCATCGATACTATAACGTACATCTTGTCCTTGTCTTGTAACTGACAAGTCTAAATGTCTATCTGTATCCTGTTCTGTGTTCTTAAAGAACATGTCGATAATCTGACGTGCTACAACAATATTTTGTTCCTCATAGTTGCCAGCAATATTGAATATTTCATTTTGCACACCACTTTCGACAAGTGTAGTTACTGCTTCAGCAGTATCACTGACATGCAACCAAGTACGTCTTGGCGTACCGGCATCATGTAGTGGAATAGTTCTACCTAACTGTAGACTCTTAATACTCTTCGGAATGAACTTTTCTGTATACTGTCCTATACCATAGTTATTGGTGGGACGCACAATAACATAAGGAACACCAAATGTTCTTGCCCATGCTAGTATTAATTGATCAGCGGCCGCTTTTGTAGCACTATACGGATTGCTAGGCTTCAGTAAATCAGTTTCGACGTGACTACCTTCAACAATATCACCGTAAACCTCGTCAGTACTAAAGTGTAGCAGTGTAGGCATCTTAAACCGATGTTTTTCTTTAATTAGGTTCAATAAATGATGCACTCCGTTAACATTACTGCGCAAAAATACATCACTACTTACTATACTATTATCTACATGTGTTTCGGCGGCAGTATTAATAATATAATCACAATCATACAAAAAGTCTATATCATTAATGTCTTTGCGTTCAAACACAAAACGATTATTTGTTTCAAGCTCTGCAAGCAAATCTTCATTTGCGGCATAGGTACCTTTATCAATACCACGCACGTGCCAACCTTTACTTAAACAATGTTGTGCTACATGGTATCCAATAAATCCTAAACAGCCTGTAACATAAACAACTTTTGTACTCATATTTTTCTTCTTAGGTTCAAGTAAGCAGGTTCTGTGCTAAACAAGAACTCTTGCCATACATTTTCTAAATCCTCAACTGTGTCTGGTTTGTACAGTTTGATATTAGGCAATGCTGCCAATACCTGTTCATCATCGTGTGCCCAATGACTTATGCCATCGTGATTGTAATCGTAGTCACGTCCGCTACCAATCAACTTAACAGGGATACGTTCATGATTAACATAGTTTCGCAACAACTCAAATGGTCTGTACAGCAAGAAACTGCTCATGCTGTAGCACACAGGTATTACACCTTCATTGGCCATTCCGACTGCTACACCAGCCATGGTAAACTCTGCGGCTCCTACATTGTAAAAACGTTCTGGAAATGCCGCACGTATTTGATCCAATACGCCAAATCCCAAATCAGCAGTAACAACACGCACATGATTGGAATCAACCATACTGCTCAACAACAAGTCTGCCGCTTCACGCCTCATTGATCAACTCCTTGTAGTCCTGTTCTTTGAGAACGTAATAGTGTGTGAGTAAATCTTTAGCAAATGACCAATTGGGCAATTCACTTTGTCTTATTCTAATACGTGGCATAAAGGCTCTAAGTCTATTGATCAGTGTTGTAGAGTCAACAGGATCATATGCACCCATACCGTTTATGTTTGCATAAACTTCTATATTGTTGACCTTGTTGTCTGTGATATAACGTAGACTTTCCCATATACTACCTTCAGCGGCTTCACCATCGCTGATCATGCACCATACACGCTTTTCAGGTGTTGCTAGTGCATGCCCAATAGCAATAGGGAGACCACTGCCGAGACTGCCTGTACTACAGTACAAATGATTTTCAAGATCTCTACCCGGATGGATACCATGTTTATGCAACATGTCTACGGGGTCAACTCCGTAGTATTTCTCGAGAACTACGTACAGCGCAAGTCCGGCATGGCCATTGCTCAGTATAAAAACTTCGTCGTCTTTGCGATGTTGGTATATTTCTTCAATGATCGGCAATGCACTAAGCGTACTGCTTAGGTGACTAAGTTTTTCTTGATAGGTTACGTCTAAGAGTCTACGTTCTAGTTCGGTCATGCTTTGAATGCGTATAATTGGTCGTGTATGACTGGTTCCACTGTGTAGCCACAGTTTTCAAACACAGTCTTTAGTTGTTGTCTGTTCATTTCCAAGTTACCTGGCCACGGTACTTCTCCGTTGTTGGTTTGGTGTACTTCAACAAACCAAAAGTCAATCTTGTCTGCTACAGCACCAACAGTTTCTTCTGTTAGCGCAATAACTTCCGATCCTTCGATGTCACACTTGACAAAGTCAACTTGATCAATCTCAAGTTTTTCAAGCAAACTTGCAACAGTAATGCCAGGCACGGTAATTTCATCGCCTTGATGACTCACTAAACTGTTTGTTGTTGAGTTTTCATTTAGGTAAAAACTTACATCTGCATCTTTGTCGCTGATAGCATACTGATGCATTTCGATTTGCTTGGCATCTTTGGTAACTTCTTGTGCAATTCTAAATGTGCTGGGCACTGCTTCAACAGCAACTACACGTTCGCAACTGTCTGCGGCATATAAACTAAACAGTCCTACGTTAGCACCTAAGTCCAACACAGTCATGTCTTCACCATCTGCAAATATTGGATCATACATGCGTTCTTCGTTGATCTGCCTAAGGATTGTACCTACATGATTTTCAGGCTCAGCAAAATGTTCTACTGCTTCCTTGGATTCTGCAACTACTTTTATTTGATTATTCTTACTTGTTGTTAGTTGATGTTCTCTCATAATGTGCCTTGGTTAAAAAATATATTATACCTTCTTCTAATGAATAGTTGCATTCAAATCCCAACTGTTTGGATTTGCTAGTATCGCATACCCACAGTTTACTTTCGAATGCTTTCCTAATTTCAAATACTTCTGTTACTGGTGCTGTTTTCTTTGTTACTTTTTCAAACAACTGTAGTACTTCTTTGTTGCTTACTTGTACTCCGCTACCAAAGTTATAAATTTCCCCTGGTGCAATGTTGTCCTGTGTTAGTATTTCTATACCACGACAGAAATCATGTATGTAAATAAAGTCATGATGTCCTTCGTATAAGTTCATAGGCTCATCGTACTTGAATGCTCTCCACAAGTGCGGAAATAGCCTATGTGGTCTTTCTCCTGGCCCATACACACTGTAAGGCCTGGCTATGTAAATTTTTAAATTGTGTGCCCTTGCCCAACCTTGGCACATGAGCGTAGCCGCGGCCTTTGTGCCTTGATAAAAGTCCACTGGCTTCAGCAGTGTGTCTTCTGAGCTTGCATATTCTGTTGGACCATATTCACTGCTACTACCAATTTGGATCATACGACATTTTGATTCTTTCACATACTCAAGTATCTTGTATGTAAGCATGATGTTTGGTTCAAACATCTTGTCAGCATCGTATATCTCCGCCGCACAGTTTATTATAACATCTGGCTGGAAACTTTGCAACTGTGCTGTGATATCTTCAGTGCGAACGTGCAGTGTAACAGCATGTCCTCTGGTGTGGAAGTAGTCCAATAGATTAAGTCCAACAAACCCAGTACCACCTGTGATGTAAATCTTCATCTGATTATTTGTCTACCAACTCGCTCTGCTCTTTTGAGTCTTACATTTTTATAAGTGCCGGGCCAGTGTACAATCCAATCTCCCTGTTCCCATGCACCCGAGTTGCCCATGATATCCTTGCTGGCATCACAGTAATCATAAATCTCTGGCTCGTAACTGTTCATATACTTTTGAGGGACAATTTTAACAATGTCTTGGTACTCGTCGATTGTATCAATCACAACCTGCTGTTCTGCCCATTCTATCAATGTATAGTCTGGCTCTTTGTCTATGATCATTTGCAAGTACGCACGACCTTGTTCTGTATTACGTACTAGGAAATTACCAGTGTTTAGATTTAACCTATCAACAGGAACAACAACATGGTAGTCATTGTCTGCCTTCTCATCAATTGGAATAGTTAAATTGGTAATCATTGCATCACACTCTGAAAACAATAACCAGTCAATATCAGGATGCAATTTAAAAAGTTCTAGTGTATAGTGTATTTTGTTGAAGCCTGTGATCTTGCTGTATTTCATTTCGGTTAGTTCAAAAAACTTATAACCGTAGCGTTCACAGTATTCTATTTTGGGTTCATTTGTTAGTTCAGCGAGGTCACGATAGTTGTCGTCGTAAAGCGTCGCTACAGCATGTGGCATATAGTGTCCTTGAAAATCATTTGTAAGAATATTTATTATACTAAGTATTGCTATGAAAATATACGACAGTTTCACCTTTTTTAATGAGTTTGAGCTTCTTGAACATAGGCTACGTGAACTATATGATCATGTAGATTACTTTGTACTAGTAGAAGCCAATAGAACATTCCAAGATGAACCCAAAGAATTGTTGTATCACGAAAATAGAGAACGTTTTACACAATGGGCAGATAAAATTATCTACTATCCTGTTACTGACATGCCTAACGATACAGACACATGGGGCAGGGAAAGACATCAGCGTAACGCTATATTAAAAGGTGTAGAAGATGCAGATGCCAATGACATCGTTATTGTTAGCGACATAGATGAAATACCCAGAACTGAAACCATAGCCAGACTAAGAGCAAGCAGTGCTAGTATATGGCCATTTAGAATGCCCTTGTTTAATTTTAGGTTCAACTATATGCTTACCAATCAGGACAACTATGTTGTATGGAGCAGTGCATGTAGAAAGAAACTGCTGGACAATCCAGAAGACTTTAGGCGAGCAAGACATCAACTGCAGGGCTTTCCGTATAATCACAAAGACGCTAACGTGGAAATGATAGAACACGCTGGATGGCACTTTACATATTTTGGCAATGAAGATTTTGCCAAACAAAAAATTACCAGTTTTGCACATGACGAAACCAACGATCCGTGGATACTAAATCAATTGGATGTTGAAGAAAGCATACGCAAAGGGCATGGCATTATACAAACAGATGAACGCTACAAGTTTACACCTGTTGCGCTAGATGATTACTTCCCAGAATACATACGCAACAGCACCAGTGTTATCACAGGTGATTACCCTTCTGCAAGAACATTCCTACCTCATTAACTGTAACACAACTGTAATATAAAATAACATAAAAATTTGTAAATACTTTGACTAGAGGAGATCAATTACAATGGATGCACTAACTGTGTGGACTCTGATAGGCTTTTTGTTAGCCGCTTACTCAGTGATCGCAAACGACTCAGTTCAAACACTGGGTACTTGGATAGCCAGTAATCAAGAAAGATTCAATTGGAAAACCATGTGGGCCGCCGCTAGTGCGGTTTTATTATGGGCATTGTGGTATGGATGGCATACCAACGGTGGCGATATATCATATGGAAGATTAAACAAAATACCTTGGCAAGAGATACAATGGTACCATGCAATGGCACCTGGGGTATTGCTGTTATTGACTAGAATTGGTGTGCCAGTATCAACCAGTTTCCTAGTATTGTCAGCGTTCGCTAGTACATTTGTATTAGAAAAGATGTTGATGAAAAGCATCATGGGATATGCTGTAGCCGCAGTAGCCGCTTATGCAATATGGATTGTTGTAACCAAACTGTTGGACGAAACCAAACCAGTCAAAGACGAACACAAGGCACCTTGGCGTGTGGCACAGTGGATAGCAACTGGCTTTTTGTGGTGGACATGGTTAAGCCATGACATGGCAAACATTGCTGTGTTCCTTCCAAGACAAGTACCGGTTGATTTGATGATAATGATCAGCGTGGTGTTTATCGTAGGACTAGGCTGGATGTTCCGGGAACGGGGAGGAAAAATACAGCAAATTGTACTAACAAAACACAACACAAGATATGTAAGGTCGGCTACACTAATCGACCTTTTTTATTGGATAGTACTTTGGTTCTTTAAGGAACTAAACGACATACCAATGAGTACTACTTGGGTGTTTGTTGGTTTACTGTGTGGACGTGAACTGGCAAGAGCAACTGTAATAGGCAACGGCACATTCAAGTGGGTATTTCCGCTAGTAGCAAAAGACTTTGTAAAGATGATGGTAGGCTTAGGTGCTAGTGTTGGTATAGTGTTATTGATACACACAATCATAGTACCCAATGGGTTGTAGTAATTTAGCCAAAGATAGTTAAGTGTGTTGTTTATTGGCAACACACGTTGGTAAGTAAATGCCGTAGTTAGTAAGGAAGTGTTGCACAGTGTGGCATTTCTACAACATAATAAAGGAAAACTTTAAACATGAATAAACTATTAATAACGTTGTTTGCAACAATGTTTCTAGTCGCTTGCGGCACAGAAGAAGCAGACGCAGACGACAACTGGAACACATCAGAACATAACTATAATGTCAACGGTGACAAGTGGGGTCTTGAGATTAGAGCAGTCGGCAACGATGATTACGATCACGTTGAAGGTAGTTTGAAACTTACAGACAGTCTTACAGCCGCAGTTCGTTATGCAGAAGATGGCGAGACTACAGAGATTCGTCCAAAGTTAACACACTCACTTTTAAGCGTTGGTCCAGTAGGATTAAAGCACAGAATCGAGTATCGTTACTTTGAAGGCAACACTACTGATGATTCTTGGAGATACAGAATTATTGCCAAGATGGACGTAGGCCCAATTTGGGTAAAAGCAGAGCCACGCTGGACACTAGGTGGTGATCAAAAGACTGATGCTAAGATTGATGACATCAAGTACGAAGCAGGTTATGACTGGACACTTAGTTCAACAGAAACCACTAGTGCAGTGTTTACACCTTACATTCAGTATCAAACATCGGGTGACGAAGGCGATTATGCAAAAGAGCACATGATCCTAGGCACACGACTACAAGTTAAATTCTAATTGACATTTAACAGTAGTTCACATATAATAAAGGGGTAGTTAAGCTACCCTTTTATTTTGGAGT